CCCGGCAGGCGCGGCAGGATGCTTTGCAGGCATCGCAGTGGAAGCAACAATTTGCCGAAAACCAAATGACCGAGGCGGAAAAGCTGGCGCGTGCCTCTGGAATTGCACCCGGAACACCGGAGCACACCGCCTTTATCCAGAAGGCAATCCAATCGAAGACCGAGGGCGATTGGAAGGTGGTGGAAATACCGCACCCGGATTTTCCCGACCAGAAAATTCCGGTTTGGGCCAATGCGCGCACGCGCGAATATGCTCCATTCGGGCAAGGCGTGCCGCCCAGCACCGGCGTGGCCGCCAATCCCGATGTCTTCACCAGAGGCACGGCACCGGTCTATGGCCAAGGCGGTGCCGGCGATTATGCCGCCAGCGGTGCGGCTGCACTGCCGCCGTCTGGCAGTGGCATTCCAACGCCGGCGCCTGCCGCCGCTCCGGGCCGAGCCTTCCCGCCACCCTCCCCCGGCATGAATACAAAAACCTACGCCGAGGAGCAGACCAAGCTGGCTGTCAAGCAGCAGGCGGCGCAAGCCGACAAGGCCAAGCGTGCCCAGATGATCGATCCGGTGGGTCAAGACATCGAGCGCGCCATTAATGCGGTCATTGCCAATCCTGGCCGCACCACCGGCTGGGGCGGCGCCATCATGCAGCATGTGCCGGAAAGCAAGGCCGGCGACGTGGCGGGGTTGGTTGCCACCATCAAGGGCGCCTCCTCGCTGGAGGCGATGAAGGAATTGCGGGCGAATTCGCCCACCGGCTCGACCGGTCTGGGCGCTGTCACCAAGGATGAGCACAAGCGGTTAGAGGACGCCATCGGCGAATTGGATCAGTCGCGCAGCAAGGAGCAGTTTCTTGCCAACCTCGACCGGGTGCGGCGCATACGGATGGAATTAATCCACGGCCCCGGTGCCGGCGGCGAGCCGCGCTATCTGCCGCCCGCCGAGCAGCGCGCGCCATCGGCGCGGCAGACCGGCGGTGGCGGAACAGGACCAAATGCCGATGCTGTTCGGTTTCTCAAGAACAACCCGCAACGGCGCGACGAATTCGATGCCAAGTACGGTGAAGGTGCCGCCATGCGGTATTTAACTGGGAAATAGCCGATGGCGAACGTTTTTGACCAGTTTGATCCGCCGGCTGGCGCCGCCCCAAAAGGCGGCAATATTTTTGACCAATTCGACCCGCCGGACGAGCCTGGCGTGGCGGAAGATGTGGCCAAATCCGCCGCCATCGGCCTGCCCAAAGGCGTGATGAAACTCGCCGGCACGCCTGGCGATATCCGCGACATGATGGCGAGCGGCGCTAGCGGCCTAGCCAGCCAATTCGGCTACGACGTGTCCCCGGAGACAATCTCCAAGTACGCGCGGCGGGTGCCGATCCCTCTATTGCAGGGGCCGACATCGAAGGAAATCCGCGGCACCGTCGAGAAGGCAACCGGGCCGTTGTACGAGCCCAAGACTGTTCCCGGCGAATATGCCCAGACCGTCACCGAAATGGTCCCCGCGGCGCTGGCCGGCCCGGGCGGCTGGGCGCGCCGCATCATACAGGGTGCCGTCACCCCCGGGATCGGCAGCGAAACACTGGGCCAGATCACTAAGGATAGCTCGATCGAGCCGTACGCCCGGATGGTCGGTGCGGTCGGGCCGCAACTTGCCGCGCAGGGCGCGCGCGGCCTGCTGGTGTCACCGCGGGGCGGGGCGGTGAAGTCGGCCGATGCGGCGTTGCTTGAGCGTGAGGGGGTGCGCGATATTTCTGCCGGGCAGAAAACCGGCAGCACGCCGCTGCAGTATCTGGAGCAAAGCCTTGGCGATGTGACCGGCGCCGGCACCCGCATGACCGAGCGCGGCAAGGAGCAATTCACCAAGGCGGTATTGAAACGGGCCGGCATCGACGCCGAGCGTGCCACGCCCGAGGTGATGGACGACGCCTTTAAGCGCATCGGTAATCAGTTCGATCGGCTGGCGGCCAACAACACTCTACATCCCGACCAGGCCATGGGGCCGCAAATCCGCCAGGCGGTGGATCATTACAATGGCAATGTGTCGCCGCCTATGCGCGCGCCGGTCATCCAGAATTTTCAGGAAGAGATTGCGCAGGCGCTGGGGGGCAACAATGGTGTCATCCCTGGGCCTGCCTATGCTTCGCTGCGCTCACGCATGGAGGCTGCAGCCCGCAGCGCCCCGCCCGAGGTGGCTGACACGCTGCGCGGGATTAAAAACGCCCTTGATCACGCCATGGAGCGACACCTACAGCGCATTGGCTCGTCCGATCTGGGGGCGTGGCAGCAGGTACGTCGCGAATATCGAATATTCTGCCGATCGAACGGGCGATCACGGGCGGTGGTGGTGCGGAGGGGTTGATCTCCCCGTCTGCATTGCGGGCGGCCATGGTGAACCAAAGCCGGCGCGGCTATGCCCGCGGCACCGGCGATCTGTCCCGGCTGGCCAAGGCCGGCGAGAACGTGATGAAGCCGCTGCCGCAATCCGGCACCGCGCCGCGTGCTTACATGATGTCGCTGCCGGCGAGTGTGGGCGCGATTGGCGGCGGCCTGATGACCGGCAATCCGCTGCTGTTGGGCGGTGGTCTGCTGGGGGCGCTTGGGCCACCAATCGGGGGGCGGGCGCTGATGTCGCGGCCGGTACAGAATTTCTTCGCCAATCCGCGGCCGTTCAACTACGCGCCGGTGATCAACACCATACCCGGCATGGCTGGGGGCGGTCGGCCGACCGGCCCAACGATCGTCGGCGAGGACGGCCCCGAGGTGTTTGTGCCCGATCGGCCTGGCACGATCGTGCCGGGGCCAAACGGGCCGATGCCGAGTCGGGAGGAAATCCAGCAATATCTCCGCTCGACGACGCAGGATTATCCCAAGTTCGGCCCCGGCGGCATTCCGGTCAATCCAGAGGCATTCGCGGGCGCGCTCCAGGGTTTCCCCGAGAGCGGCAACGTCGAGGATCGGCGCCCCGAGCGCGCCGCGGCCGAGGCCCAGGCGGCTCGCGAGGCCGCGGCCGCCAGGACGGGCCGCAGGGGCCGCCAGGAGGGTGCCGGCACCCGTTTCGTGGAGGGGGGCTACGGTATCCCCTCGCTGTACAACATGCTCGACAAGGGCGCCCAGGAGGCATTCGCCGAGGGCGGCAAAATCCAACATTACGGCAACGAGTATTATAACGCCGGGCCGGTGGTGCAGCAGGCGCTGGGCGCGGCTGGAGCTCCACTGGTGGCGCCGGCGATGGAGGGCGCGGTGCTGGGCGCCGGGGCGATCCGCCGGGCGGCAATTCCGCAGACCGCCAAGCGGGCACTGCAGGAGGCGCCATACCCGCAATATGCGGAAGCCTACCCGCCGAATGTCGAGGGCGGCGTTATGAAGGCCGACAAGACGAGCGGTAAACCGTATCGCAGCCGGCTGACGGCACCCGAAACAGACGAATTCATGGGCGCTCGCGAGAAGATCAGCGAGGACATGAAGGGCGGCTACGATCCCTATTACGATCCGGCCAAGCGCACCCTGGTCGATCCGAGCAAATACCCGGGCCGCAACGTGGACACGCTGGAGATCAAGCCGGCCCGGCAGTCTACGATCGACACCTACCTGAAGGACATCGACGCCCCGATCACGCGCGAGCGGCTGCGCACGGCTTATGAGCGGGGCAAGGAATTAGGCAACGCCGACAACTGGTATTTCATGGGGCAACTGGAGAATGATTTCGTCAAGGAACTAGGCCCGGTGGAAGGGCGCAAGGCGTTCCTCGATCGATTTGCCTCGGGCATGGCGGCCACCACCTCGGGCCAATCGCCGACCACCAATTATCTGATGTCGCACTACCTCAATTATCTGGAGCAGACCGGCAAGCCGATGCCGAAGGGCGGGTGGGAAATCCCAGCCCCGGTCAGCGGCCAATACATGATGAACAACGTGGGCGACTACATGCGAATGCGCCGGGAGGGCGGCTATGCCGGCTTGGGCGCCGATCAACCGAAGATGCACAACTTTGCGCGCTCCTTCGTCGGCGACCTCGACCGTGCGGTGATGGACGACCAGATGGCCAAGGGCATGCTCTCGCATTCTGCCGACAAGAACATGGCCAACAATGCACGCAAGACTGCGTTCGGGCTGCTGGAGGCGCCGCTGCATGCGGAGGCGGCAGCGGCCGGCGTGCGGCCAGGCGCCTATCAGGACGTTGCGTGGGCCGGTTTCAAGAACCCGGCCGGTAAGCCGAATGTCCCCGGCAAGCCGATGATCAGCCATATCAACGATGCGATCGAGCGCACGCACCGGCTCACCGGCATGCCGAAGGACGAGATCGTGCGCCGCGGCATCATCCGCAACGAAATCCCGGTGTATGGGTTCAGCGCGCCGATGCCGACGCCATTCAAGTCTACGGAAGACTAGCGCGCCAGCCGAAGGGATCGAGGCTTTCCCAGATCGGGCCGGCATCCTCGTAGGAATAGCGCAAGCCGTTTAGAGCGCGGTTGATCATCGCGCGCTCGGCTTCGCTGGCGCCCTGTTTGCGCTTGACCAGTGCGTCGATGATTACTTCCAATTCCAGGTCGTCCATACGACAGACTACCACAATCTGTGACCGGGAGGCAACCATGGTTGAGCGGCTCATCTACGCCCTGATTTATCTGTGCGGCCTCGCGTTGTGTTTCTACTTGATAGTCTGGGTGCTGGGTGCGATTGGCATTGTGCTGCCGCACATGGTGGTCGTGATCCTTGGCGTCGTGCTGGTGCTGGTGGCGATCCTGATCCTGTGGCGGCTGTTCGCCGGCTCGGGCATTCCGCTGTGGCCATCGGGATGATCCAAGATCGGTTTGTCGGCATCGTTGTCGGCATGACCACCGTGGCCATCACCTTGCTTGTGCTCGGGCAATTCGAGCGCGAAGCCGAGGGCCGGGTGCCTTACGACTGCGTGGACCCGATCGAGCGCGAGCGCATCCGCGACATCGCGCTCAAAGGCATTGATGTGGGCTTGGAGCAAGCAGTAGCGCACCTGTACACCATTTGGCAGAAAGACCCGGACGCCGAGCAGCCCAAGCGGGCGCAGGTCGGCATCGTCAACGCCATCAACGCCCACAACCGCGCCCGCAAGTTCACGCGCGAGTGGACCCCGCCCACTTGCCCGCCCGGCGGGTGATCCAGCCTTTTCGGATGCCAGCAAGCATAGCCTCGGGCGAAGTTTCCCAAATGTTTCGCCGATTGTTTGCCTGTTCTTTTCTGGTTGACCATTTACAATTCTGTGGGCTGTAGTCGCCATCGTTATCGATGCGATCCATCGTGTGGCTAGCAGACGGTCGCGGACCCATATCAGCATAGAAATTTTCGAAACTGTTTTTCCACCGCTCGCATACCGCGATCCCGCGGCCACCCCAGTTGCGGAAATCATGGATTTTAGGATTTGTGCAACGCTGGAGCATGGATTGCCATGCTCTAAACTCTGGTGTGTTGGACATACCGTGAGTAGGTTTGAACGCCATCGAGCCGCTCCATCGGTTCGGAGGTAAATGACGGCGCCGGTGTTTGCAGCATCGGCGCCGGTTGCATTCTAACACAAAGGGAGGGGCAAATGCCTCTGGTGATAATCAACGGCCCAATAATTCAGGCGGGTGAGAGCCTTAGCAGCGGCATTGATTGTAGTGCGGGGGCAATTGTAAAAATAACGATGCCAGGAAATTGGGTAGGGGCAGCGCCATTAACCTTTGCTACTTCAAGTGATGGTTTGATGTTTAACGACATGTTCATGCCGGACGGCCATGAACTCACCTACACCGTAGTGGCGGGCACGGGTATCTTCGTTCCACGGTTGACCACTGGCTTCATCAAATTTCGATCTGGCACCCGCGAGCAGCCGGTGCCGCAGCCGGAACTACGAGAATTCGCGGTCGCAATTGATGTAGTCGGCGGCGGCGGTGCGCTTAGTGGTACGGTGCGGCTCGATCATCATTTCGGAGGAGCGTGATGAAAGTAGTCATCAGCGCCGGCCATGGCAAAAAGATACGCGGGATGTCTTCGGAGTGGCTCGATGAAGTTGACGAAGCGCGCCGCGTGACGACGCAAGTTGGTGACAATCTGCGCGAAGCCGGCGTGGATGTCGTCACCTATTGGGATGACGTGTCGACCACTCAAAGCGAAAACCTCGACCGCATCTGCGATTTCCACAACGCGCAGGGCAATCACGACCTCGACGTGAGCGTGCATTTCAATGCCAGCAACGGCCAGGGCCACGGCGTCGAGGTGTTCTACACATCGTCGGCCGGGCACGAATATGCCGAGGCGATCTGCGACGCGATTGCCGAGGCGTCGGGGCTGACCAACCGCGGCGCCAAGAATGATGACACGATCGGCGGGCTGTATTTCCTATCACACACGAATGAGGTTGCCGTCCTTCTGGAGATTTGCTTCGGGGATAATGAGAACGATTGCGTGACCTATTTCGATGAGTTTGATCCCATCTGTGAGGCGATCGATCGCGCGATCTGCACGGTGGGCGATCACGACGACGGCGTGATTAAGCCGCCCGAGCCTAATTCGGATTATCTGTTCACGGCGGAAGGAACGTGCTCGACCTTTGGGGGGCCAACCGACCAAGGCGTCAGTAGTGACGAAGGGTTGGCATTCTTCTACGAGGTATCGGACGCGCCCTGGCTATTTTTGAAATCGCAGCCGCCCGGGACGAGCGGCCTTGCGCGGCGCATGGACAGCGCAACAGTGTTTTTCGTAGCGTGCAGATGGGACTACGACGATACGTCGAAGGATATGCTTGGCCACAGCGGCCAGATGGCCATGGTTACCAACACCAAGACCGGCGTGCAGCGATTGGCACACCCTGCTGATTGGGGGCCGCATGAGGCCGAAACCGGACGTGCGGCCGATCTCTCCGAGGCGCTGGCTAAAAGCCTCGGTGTAAGTACGGACGACCAAGTGCGTGTCGTGTACCCTTGGCGCTCGCCTAGTTAGGCGCGGCATGGCTTTGGCTCCAGGGCGCGGCACGCATCATCCAAAATCTTGTTGCTGACGTTCGTGAACTGCCGTTTGGCGCGGTCGTTTTCCGCGCGCACTGTTTGCAGCGCAACCCGCAGCCGCTCGTTGTCGGCCTCTAGCCGCTCGATCTCGGCATTGGCCTCGCGCAATCTGCGGGAAAACCGCTGGCGTTCTTCGTCGGTCATCGCAGCGGCATCTGACAGCTGAGTAGCACGATTGCCAGCAGCGTGCTGCAGGCGATGCAGAACAGCACCCAGCCAAACGCCGGCGCCCATTGCGGGATCATTCTCGTATCCTCGGTTTGCGGACGATTTCGTCGGCGAAATTGCGCCATGCTGTAATCTTGCGGTCCTTGCGTATGCCAGCGGCGGTCGAGCGAATGCGATTTGATTTCGCTATCGCCGGCACGTCCTGCTTTGCAGTCTTGGCACCATGACAGCCGACGCACAGGCATTGACAATTCTCCAGGCTGTTGTCCCCCGAGAATTCTGATGGGTTGCGGTGGTCGTAAGCAAACTTACCCGGCACCAGCAGCCCGCCGCAGCCTTCGCACCGGCCCATGGCGCGGCGATAGGCGGCGAGTTTGGTGGCCTTGGAAAATTCAGCGCGCATGGTCGGCCACGTCATCGGCGAATTTAACGCCGCGCTGCGTGCCTTCGGCGTACATCAACTCGATGAGCTCGGCCATTTGCGATGTGCTCATCTTGCTCGATTGATGGCCGCACGGGAACCAGCTTTTTTCGTCGAGTGTAGGTAACACCTCAACCTTATAACCAAGCTCCTGCATGAAAATGGCCTTCCATTGCTCGGGGGTCCATCGCTGGTCGCGCAAGGTGGCCTGCACCGATATCTCTGTGAGCATTGCCCACATTTTCCGATTTTGCTCGGATGTGCGTGTTTGTTTTTCTTTGTCCACAATCATCTTGTAGGCATGGCTCGCGGTGAAGCTCATTCTTTGATGTCCTTGTAAGCCTTGTACGAGTGCCGCAATCCCTCGATGAAGACATCAAAATCAACCTTATAATGCTCAAGCATCCAGACGATCTGGTAGGACAACACGGTCAGCACGTCGTTGCCAAATGCGGACGGCTTGAGGCCGGCCATCCGGTATAACTCCAGGCTGTCGTTCCACCACACAAAATGCTTGTCCTTGATGCGATCGAGCAGATCGTTGCGGATAATCTGTTCTTTATTCATGGGTATCGCTTTCTCACCAGATCGACGGTCGCGTCCAGATCAATCAAAAACTGCGTGACCTCTAATTCCATCTTGGCGATCAGCGTGTCGTCGCGCTCGAGGCGGCGGATGTTCAACTGCGCCTTGGGCGACAGTTTCGCGTTGTCGTGATACGAAACAAAGTCGCACCACTTGCGATCAGGCAGGCACGCCATCTGCCACATCATCTGGCTGATGTAGGGCGGATCGATTTTGTCACCTAGCAGCATGCTCAAATGCTGCGCGCCGTTGGGCACCTTGATCTCGATGAGGCCATCGCCGACCAGACCATCGGGCGAGGCGCCGGCATTCGGGATCGTGGGATGGGTGATAAACCCTACCTGCTCGACCTCGACGCCGCGTTCCAACGTGTAGGCAAAGCGCGCCTTGGGCTCCTTTTCCGAGCCCAGGATCATGGCGGGGCTGACGTAATGCTCGGTTAACTCGCCGGTCAATCTCTCCCACACTAATTCCGCCATATAGTTTTTGCGGCCGGCGGTGTAGCCGCCGCTGCGCGTTGTCGCGATGATGTCGTGGACACGCGACGCGGTGACCTTGCCGATGCGGGCCTGCAGCCATTCATCCGATCCCTGGATCATCGCCGCTGTTCCTTGCGCCAATCTTCGAACGAGCAATTGCATGTCCCGTAATAGACTTCCCGCACCCATCGCTGTTTGAGCGATTGCTCGGATGGGTTATTTGGCAAGCCCGGCTTGCGCTGTCCGGTCAGCAGCCGGAACTCCAGCAGCGCCATCTTTCCGCAATTGGGATAGGCCAGCAATTCCGCATCAGACAGTTTGCGTAGATCGCCTACAGTCTTGATTTCCGGGGTTCCCCAGCGGGCGATATGTCTGCAGCGCCCAGTGAGCAACACGTTGTCCAGCAGCGTGTCGTCGGGCAGATCATTCTGTTGCATTGGCCACCTTATTCGGCAATCCCTTGACCCAATTGAGCGCGGCGGCGAATCGCTCGGGCGCCAGATCGTGCAGGGTGTCGATGCCGGCATAGGCGCAGAACCATTCCAGATCGCGGCCGCCATCCTCGATCGCCTTGGTTAGGTCGACGGCCTGCTCGTCGTTGAGTTTATCGGGCGGCTTGGGGCCGTTGCCATTGCCGGCCGACACAGCGTCGTCATCCTTGCCGGCGGCCAGGCCGAGCGCGCATTTGAGGGTGTAGCGTTGCAGGTAGGTGACCGTGGATGCGATCGCCTGGATCGGGTTCTTTGATCCCGAGGTATCAGCCGGCCCGGGCAAGCTGTTCTCCTCGCTGTGGCCGCCCTCATGGCTCAAGATGCATGTCACGATGATCTGCTTATCGATGACCTCGGTGCGCCAGCGATACGACAGGCCGTACTTGGACAGCACCGGGACGACCACCTTGGCGATGCCGACCAAATCCTCATGCTTGTAGGATGTCTTGCCGGTGCCGAAGCTGACCTCGCGGTCTTTCACGATCGTGGGGATTTCGGCCTTGGCCTTGGCGATGGCGCGGTCGAACGCTTTCTTGGCCTCGCTCTTTTCCCAGCGTTCTTGCAACGCCAGCATCTTCTCAAGGGTTTCCGGCGCGGCGCCCGACATCAGGGCGCGGGAGAGCATTTCCATGGGCGTTGCCGGCGTGACCTGTTGCAGGCCGATCGGCGGCATCTGGGGGTTGGGGATCATGTTCGTTTGTCCTGTCGTGCTGGTTGTGAGGCGCCGTTTAGGATCAGCCCCAAGGTGTCGATGGTCCGGTTTGTCTGCTCGGCCTCACGACGCATTGCCTCATAGGCGCGGCGTTGGCGGCGGTTGCCGCTAGGGTCTGGGTTATCGACGGGCCGGACGCGGCGCCGAGAGGGCATTTGGTTTATCTGCAGGGTGACGCCACCCTTGCCACTGACACCATTTTTCATAGTCATTTCCTCCTCCCACGGCGGACCAGAAAGCCGGCGGCGCGATCCAGTTCCTCGCGCAGTGTTTGTTTGACTGCGGCCAGCAGGACCTCGGTTTCGGTCGCGACCTGATGGTCGATGTATTTTTTGTAGCCGTCAGTGACGCGCCAGAAGTTGCTGCAATGCTCGATCGCTTCGACCATGCCGGTCTTGCATGCTTCACGGATCATTGGCCGCAGCATGTGCTCGCGAACGCGGATCGGCTTGCGCGGCTTGGGTTTGGGCGGTCGGCCGCGGCGTTTCTTGGTCATAGCGGTATCTCGTCGTTGAGGCCGTCGACGGCGCCGCCGCCCATGCCGGTGAGGTTTTCGCCCTTGTAGGTGAGCTTGCCCTTGCTGGGATTGAGCAGCCGCTTGCGCTGGGCGACAAGCTTCTGCAGTTCGTTCGACGCGCGGAACAGCTTGCGCTGCCATCGCTCGATCGCCTCGGCGTTGGCGGCGAGCTTGCCCTGGCGGCTTTCGATCCGCAGGTCGACGCGCTCGGGATCGTAGTCGGTCATATCAATCACCCTGACGGAATAGACAACGGAGAGAACCGTTGGCGCTGAATGCGCGCTCTGCCTGCTCGGCTTCCTTGCGGGCCTGCTCGACCTGCTCGCGCAGTTCCTTCACGCGCTCGCGGTCCAGCGGCATGCCCATTCCGAACTCGGCTATTTCGAGCCGGATTTGGAGGGCGCGAAAGTGTTGTTTGGGGGTCATCGGCGGCCCCCGTCACTGATGGTCTGGAGGTAATTTACGGCAGCATCCCTTGTGGGGAATTCGCCAATAACCGAATAACCGGCGCGGAATTCCTCGGTGACAATCCACTGCTTGCCATCGAGCCGATC